AACTTCTCGCATTGACTTATTGGCCAAGATTGACCGTCAAGAAGGCGTCCAAGGTCTGGAAAAGGACGACTACTACACGAACCCAAACGGCAACGACTACCGATTCATCGAGTACCGTTTTTTATCATCCAAGAGCTTGGACATCTCAGCATACGCGCCTGATGTATACGCTGATCAGGCGGAAGAGTTAATAGCTGGCACCTACCGCATTGTCAAAATAGAAAATAAAGCGCGTCGATACGGCGAGTTCGAAGAAACTCGTGTAAGCTATGCTGAACTCGTGGAGCGCGAAGGTCTAACAGTTGAACATCGTGTGAGCAAGAAGGGAAACGAGATTGCCGCTTTCGAATACAACGGCAATCCAATGACATGTCCTGCAGATAAGATGGCCACAACCTTTGTGGCCGAAGTAAAGGCTATCCCTAACCAGTTGCCACGCAAGGTCTTTTATCTCGAGTGGGTAAGTGACCTATAATAGTATGACCCCATTTTGACCCCTGAAATTTAGGAAGAGGTCAGAATGGGGTCTTTTTTTGCGCAATATGAATAATAGGAATAACGTAAAATAGCCAATGCTATTTATTCGTCATTTATGGTATACTATAGGTAGATAAAGATGGGAAGGAGATGAGGCCATGCATGCTAAGATTAACGCAGAAGAAGTCTTAAGACGTCTGAAGAATCAGACCATTAACTATGACAAGGTCTTACGCAAAATGATTGTTAAATGGGAGGCCCAAAAAGACAAGCCAACCATCCTCTTGCATTCTTGTTGTGCGCCTTGTTCGACTTCCACCCTCGAATTTCTCTGCCAACACGCGGAGGTGACCATCTTCTTCTCCAACTCCAATATTCATCCTAAGTCTGAGTATCAACGCCGAGCCCATGAGCAGAAGCGCTTCATTGACCAATTCAATGAACGGACTGGCCATCAGGCGGGCTTTATTGAAGATGAATATCGGCCAGAAGTCTTTACGCGTATGGTCATGTTCCATCAATTGGCTGAAGAAGAAGAGGGGGGCGAGCGTTGCTCGGCTTGCTTTAATATGCGACTAGACCGGGTAGCTCAAGTGGCCCAAGAATTGGGCTTTGACTACTTTGGTTCGGCTCTGACCCTATCCCCTAAGAAAAATAGTCAGCTCATTAATGAATTGGGGCTAGAGGTCCAACAACTCTATGATGTTAACTACTTACCAAGTGACTTTAAGAAAAATAAAGGCTATGAGCGTTCAATCGTCATGTGTCGCGAATACGATGTCTATCGCCAGTGTTACTGTGGCTGTGTCTTTGCAGCCAAGCAGCAAGGGGTGGACTTACGGGAGGTGAATAAGGAAGCCTTGGCTTATCTCAAGGATAAGCACGAGAATTGGGACAAGATTTCATTTAACTTTGGCAGGGGTGAGGCGAAGGAGGCCAAAGAAAACCATGATTAAGATATTTGGTGGCGTGGTGGACAACCACTTGCCACGCGTGGAAACCAATCGCCTAGTCCTGCGTAAGCGGACCTTGGCGGATGCGGAAGACATGTTTGCCTACGCCCACTTGGATACCGTGGCTCAGGCGGCGGGTTTCCCACGCATTCGGAGTCTAGAACAAGAAATTACCTACTTTACCCAAGTCTTTCCTCAGGAAATGAGTTATCGCAGGGTGCCGATTGGTTACGGTATTACCCTTAAGGGAATTGACCGAGTGATTGGCTCCATTGATTTTATCGATCGTCTGGGGCCAGATATCTTAGAGATTGGCTATGTCCTACATCCGACTTATTGGGGGCGGGGCATTGCACCCGAAGCTGTATCGGCCTTTATCGAGGTGGCTTTTGGCTTATTGAATCTCTATAAATTAGAGGCGTCCTGCTATAGCAGTAATGAACAGAGTCAGTCAGTCTTACGCAAATGTGGCTTTTCCCTAGAAGCATGTTTGCGGGGCAGACATCAGTTGGATGATGTCCGTATCGATGATTTACGTTATGGCCTACTCAAATCGGACTGGGCTCGTCGTCGCGAGCGCGCTTCTTATGCATAGGCTAAA